GGCAAGCAAGCAGGCTTTCAGCATAGGTGCGATTTTCAAAGTCAGTGTCTACTGAGCCATGTTCTACTTGAACAAAGGCCATTTCAAAATAATGACCATTAGCAATGGCTACGTTACCCGTACCTGCGGCTTGTATACCTGCGTATAAATATAAGTCTCCTGAGTTAGCAGCACAGGTAACTGTACCTTTTAATAACTCAAATGCACCACCGCCTGTATGTTGATTACTACTGGTTTGTATGTTCGCCCCATTTTGATGAATAATAATTCTGGAACTTGCGCTGTTCGATTTTACCCATGCACTAAAAGTTATTGTTTGTGACACAAAAGGCTGAGTAGCTTCTATTCGCTGTACACTTTCTACACGCCCGTTGCTGCCAGCAGTTGCAGTAAGCAGCATTGTGTTTGTTACTTTTCCATCTACTGTTTGTGCTAGTTTGTGAGTTAATGTGCCAGAGATATTGTTGTGTTTAGACTTGAATCTATCCAAATGGAACACGGAAGATGTAGTCAATGCCGTAGCGCTTGTATACGAACCTCGTTGTGATATTTGAAAATCGCCATTAATAATCCAGTTTTTATTAGCACCATTAATACCCAACGCATCAATGTCAGCTTTGGTCTGGTCTGCTGTAGCACCAGCCTCTACTGCGCTGAGTAGAGATAAGTTTCTTGCCTTAGTCATGCTGCTCTCCTATTCTGGTAATGCTGATGCAGCCACATGAGAAGCGAGAGCCGCTACAACAGCATCGGTATGCACTACTGCACAGATTGCTTGTACCTCTGTAGACTCTGCTGAGTAGTCGTCACCTGCGGCTACAACGTGTCTGTGGAATCCAGAGGATAACTCCACACCATCTTCCATCACTGCTGTCTTTGTGCGAACTTGTACTGATTTGAAGTCGCCTACGATTTCAATCTTGTCTTGTGTTACTACTTTGGTTAACGCCATATTATTTCTCCACTAGCTAATCCAAGCTAGATAATTGTTTATGCTGAAACGTAGGTTCCGCTAATTAGAATGTAAGAGCCTGACATATTTGCAAATGTTTTATTTGCATCACTTGCGACTAAGCGCATGTCAAATGCACTGCCACCAGCATTTACTTGGCAAATGATTGCGCCCTGATTACTGCGTCCGACCAAATATGAATGGTTGTTTGACCCAAGAGCAGCAAATGGAAGCCCGCTGATTAACACTCCATTAGTCGCAGAGGTAGATGCAATATTTAAATATATATTTACATGTACTAGAGTGCCTACTTTTCTATAATACGCACCTGTAGTGCTGATTCCGACACTATATTGTGATGCGTTAGCAGTCCAAGTACCCTCTTCATAATCGTCCAACAGTTCAGAGGTCGTTGATGCACCTGTGGCACTACTGTCAGCATTAGAAGAGAAGTCTATCCCTTTGCCGTTAGTGCCTATGACTAGATTGCCTGACGTTCTAATGTCGCCTGTTACATCAAGTGGCTTGGCTGGCGAGGCAGTGCCAACACCCACATTACCTGTGTCTCTCGCTAACGTCATCATGTGCGTAGCATTGTTGCTATTGACTCTTGATATATTAAGATGGCCAGTGGATTGGCTGAGTCCCATGTCAATACCAAATGAAGTAGCGTTACCTTGCCTAATTTGAACAGCAGTACCACCACTGGCTTGGTTAGGTGAATTAATAGCTAAAGAACCAGTCATCGTGCCACCAGCTTTTGGTAGTGCTGCGTTGGCAGTAGTAGTAGTAGTAGCCAAGGCAGTAGTAGTAGCCTTAGCATCTAACAATGTATTAGCATCAGCCTTTGAATATGTATCTGCAACAGTAAAGGTTTTATGAGACACAAGAGTTACTTCATCATTTAATGCAAGAGCTACTAAGAATGTGACGCTATTACCATTGCTGGCTGTATAGTCTGTTACATCTGTTAATAAAATACCATTGACTGTAACTTCTACAGAGGTAGGAGTGTAGCTCAAGCCTGTTTTTACTGTCTGTCCTGCTGTGGCAAGGAAGGAAATCTTTTCTTGTGCCTTGCGTACTAGTTTTGAACTTCTACCTATGTAGCTCATTTGTTATTCTCCTGCTGGCATCAAAGCCTTCAACGCTGCTGCATCACTAGCCGCATCCATAGATACTTGAAGTGCTGCATCAATACTGCGAATGGTTGCACGGGCTGCTTCGGCTGCTTCGGCTTCGGCAGGGATAGTGGCCTTGATGTCTAGTGGTGCAAAGTCTGCGTTTCGTGCAGCTCGTCTGGCATCGTGTGCAATTACTTTTGCTTTGGTCATGTCTACTGTAATGCTCATTTTGGAAACTCCGCTTTAATTGCTGCAATGGCATCAGGCCATGTAGTTGTCGAGTTGGTTAGGTCGTCATACCGCATCTCGTCTTGGTTGAGTAGGTCGTATGCTGCCTTGCGTGAACGTGCGTATGCGTTTGTAGCAACTGAGGTAACAGCCGCATCAAACTGTGATTCTGTAATAGAGTTGTCTGTCCACTCAAAGTCCGCAAACGTCAATCCATTCGTTGCATTTAAATAAGTAGTAGTTGGATGTGACACAGCTATTGCGTTACAAATTAGATTTAGATTTTCCATCAGGCTTCTATCTCCGTTACTCTTATTAAATTAGAACCATATGTATTACTAAAATTAAGTCGTCCAGAAGAGGCCTCTTTTTTTATCTGTACATGATAGGTTCTAGCATTTAAATTTGAGCTATTCTCTTTGAAAGTGCGATAACACTGAGGAGTTCTGTGGAACTGATTACTTGAATTAACATTGTCGTGAAAATATCCTACACTAAGAGAAGATGAGGCTTTAAAAAGAGAAATTCTCCATTCTATGTTGACAGTATTTCCAAGTCCGTAAAGTTGCAAACCAACAACGCCTTCAATTATTAATTTTGAAGTTGCACTTTTAGGTGTAAAAGCCAAAGAACAAATTATATGTTCGGCTGTGTTTGTTACTGCCCCACTGGTAACTAGGACACTGCTTTCAGCAATTTGCAGAACTGAACCTGATGGCATTGCTGCTCCATCAGTCACCTTATCAATCCCAGTGTCACCACTTATAACTGTAGCCATTAGTCACCAACCCCATCCGTTAACTCGGATGCTTCAATAGTCCATGCGTTACGAAATGTCCTGTCAGAAGGTACATAACTATCTTCCACAATCTTGTAAGCACTACCTGTTGGTACGTCTTTAGCCGCAGTCTGTGCATCTGTAAGGGAACAGTTAGGGGCTGGTGTGATGACTGCTATGCCATCGTCTGTTTGATAAATGATTTTCATTTGTTTGTTCCTTAATTAGAGAAGACTATATAAGATATTTGGTTACCATCGGTAGCTGTACCTGCGGTGGTTACTGTTCTAATAGGCCTTGCGCTTGTAGTTTTAGTACCATACCCTCTAGCGCAAAATACAGCAGTCCTACCTGATGCTTGTATAGATTCTGCATAATTAGCATTAGCTAAAGCGTTTGTAAAATTTACTGTATAGTCACCAGCAGCATTATCTGTAATAGAAGACACGTTATAATCATCATCTATTCCTGCTGTATCGCCATCAAAATGTACCCAAACCCTAGCCATACGAGTTTCTAATGCTGGAATACTTGGCTGAGTTGTTGTGCTTCCATTACTGTGGAGGAGCGTGTTAGCTTTGATTGTGGACATTATGCTTGGCCTCCTATCACTGCTGAATAAACACCCGACATATCTCGGTAAGTACCACCTGCTCCAGTGTAAAAATTCACTTGCCAATAATTGGTGTTTATAATGTATATAAACGGAGAGTCGTTTAAGTCATAATTGCATGACAATATGGGACAATAATTAACATTGGCTTGTGCGACAGCCAAATTAATGTTGTATACACCCGTACTGACATCTGTAATGCTGGATACGTTTTCAGAAGCCCTAATAGCTACAGTACCTGTACCATTAAAGTTAACCCAAGCTGTCGGGATTAACTGCTGTGACTTCACTGTCGGTATGCCACCATCTACATTCATTAAATTGTTTGCTTTGACTGTACTCATAAGACCACCCACGTTGACCCAGAGGCCACTGTTACTGTCTTCCCTGAGTTCACTGTAATCGGCCCTATAGTCATACCATTTTCTGAACCAGCAAAGGTTATGTTCTCTGCTATTACTTTGGCATTGGTTCTTACTACTGAAGCTGTACCTAGTGATGGACCACCTAGTGCATTATCAAGTGCGCTAGCCAGTACATCACCACCAGCATCCAGAAGAGTCGCCATGTTTCTTGCTCTGCTCATCCTGCAATCTCCGTAAGCGTTATTGATGATGCTCCATATCCTATAAATTTATTGTTCTCGTTATGATGTATTCTATTGCAATATAGAACATAGGATGCAGAATGTGGTACAGCACCTTGAACTTTGTAGGTAACAGCGTTTGTAGTTGAAGGGGAGTCTACTGTTTTCATTGTCCCTTTAGAATGTTGATAGGAATGGTTTAATGTTCCGCTGGATGCAAACTGAACGCCAATATTTAATTGAATACCAGTAGCCCCTGTTCCAATGTATATTGGTGTTGAACCTCTTACTAGACGGATACTGGCATGACCATTACTGCCACCAGTATAATCAACATCAACAAGAATTTTTGAAGATGTAGATGTAGGAGTAATAGTGGCTGCAAATCCAGTTATATCCACAAAACTTTGACTAGAAGTAGAAAACGCATCGGTCTTATTAACACTAACAACCTGCAACACCGAACCCGTAGCTGCCTTGATGTTATCAATGCCAGTAGCACCTGTAATAGTTGTAGTCATAATCTACTCCTATGGCTTTGGATTGGCTGCTTTCACGGCTGTACGCAAAGCCTGTAAGTCAGTCAACGTAGCTCCACCATCAAGTAGAGCATGGATGCAATCTTGGATACTTGGGTAGGCTGCTTGGCGGTCACGGGCGTATGCTGCTGCGTCATGGGCTGCTTGCAGTTCAACAATCTTAGCTGCGATTGCTGCGTCAGTTGGTTGAGTTTGTTCTGTGTCAAGCCATTCTAATTCATCTCCACGTAAGACCCATTGGGCTGCTGGAGTTAGTGCTTGTAGTGCTGCGACTTTATCGGTCATGATTTGTTATCCTTTGATTTCCATTACTGTGATTGTTGAAGTAGATCTATGTCCATAAGAGCTATTATTTGGATCACTGGACGATCTGTTCACATACATTGCAGCCCCTTGAGTTTTCATTCGTACTTTATACGTAGTAGCTGCTGTTGTTGATGGGCTATCTAAATAGTTTGCACTGGAAACAACTTGTTGATGGTTAGTATCAGAACTATTATATAAGCTACCTACAGTTGATTGCGCTCTGCTACCTGCTGCATCACCAACACCTATACCAGTAGAATCCCTCATTAACTGAAGCATCATAGTGTTACCCAGACAGGTAAGACTTACGTGCATAAAAACCATGATCTTACTGGATGCACTGGTGGGTGTTATTGTTACGGATAAACTTGGTATGTCTATGAAGCTAGAACTAGAGCTTACCGTTGTGTCTGTTTTGGTTGTACTTAATACCTGCAATACACTACCAGCAGGAACACTAGCCGCCGTCATACCACTTAACTGGTTAGTCAATGCAATCGTGCCACTGCCAGAGACAGTCTCAAGGATGTCTGTTTTTAATTTAGAAGCCATTATCCTTGTATCTCCATGACTGTGATTGTTGAATAGTTGTATCGGTTTGCAGCACCATTGTAGGTTCCTGATACTGTTGACCCTGCGGAATTTGTACCCTGAAAACTATAAGTCAATGCGGAGGTACTAGAAGGGCTGTCGTGATAAAGTACAGGGTGGTCTCCAATTCTATGAAACGCTGTACTAGAACCACCTTTATACCCAACGTGGGCATATTGTTGCAGCAATGAACTACCCCTAAACAACTTAAAATGTAAAGAGGCGTGATTGCCAGTGGCAAGGTCATACGCAATGGAGGCTGTTACCAATATTTTAGAACTTGTACTTATAGGAGTAATTGATACAGACAAGCCAATAGCTGTATACCCTGAGTTGATTGTCTGGCTAAAGACAACATTTGTATCTGTCTTGGCACTAACTACTTGCAACACTGCTCCTGTGGGCATTTTAGCGGAAGGTACAGTAGGAAGTATCAGCGTCCCTTGGCTATTCAAATCAAGTGTTTTACCTGATGCGATTTTGATTACCTCACCCGTAGGGGCAGAGAGTTCTTTAAGCGTTAGCGTACTCATACGATACTCCAAGTGCCATTTAGAATTATTGTGTTACCATCAGCAATAGTTATCGGACCTGCGCTCATACCATTAGTATTGGCGGGTATTGTGATGTTTTCACTGATAGTGTTTACATTAGTTCTAATGATTCCATTGACGCCAAGAGCAGGACGTTGTGTATTAATAAACGTCTGTGTTTGGGCCTGTGTGTAAGTATTAGCTACTGCAAAATCATTAAAAGTTAGTATAACTATTTCACTACCTGTGGCAGCACCCACAGCTAAAACTATGTGAGTTCCATTAGTTGCAGTGTAGTCACTTTCGTCTAATGTAACACCATTTAAGGTTACAATAATATTAAATGCTATATAAGCTAATGTATTATTATTAGAATCTGCACCTGTAAATGTAGTTTGGTTGTTTGTTGCTACAAATTTATATTTCGCTAATGCTGTTTGTACTGATGCAAACCCATCGACATGGCCTATATAAGACATAAATTATCTCCTTAAGCAATCTCTAGAATACTTGCAAATACTTCAAGATCACCTGCAACTGATGCGGTTAATCCGAGAATATCCCCAGCTTCTAAATTAATAGGTTTATCCATAAGTAAAGTAGCATCTGCTGGCACAGGGACTGTCTTACAAATGTGACGATAGGTTGAACCACCATCTATTGTAACTTCTACTGTTACATTTGCATCATTAACACCATCAATGTTAGAGATGTACAGAGCATGTATTACTGATTGTGTATTAGCTGGTGCTGTATACAATGTAGTACGTGAAGTACCAATCGCTACACCTGCGTTCTTAAATGTATTAGCCATTTGGTTAGCCTCCCAGAGCTATTGCCATTGCTACGGAAGCACCAATGGGGTCAAAGACGTTAGATAAATTGTTTACTGTATTAGTAGTAGATGTAAGTACACCATCACGGGTAGCAATATCTACTCCATCAAATGTACTATTAGTAGTGATAGCACCAGTCATAGCACCACCTGACTTAGGTAATGCATTAGTAGCTAATACTCCGTCTGCTGCTACATCCCGACCATCGATTAAACCATTAGTAGTTACGTTTCCAGTAAAAGCACCGCCAGATTTAGGCATAGCATTAGTGGCTAATACACCATCAGCTGCTACATCACGTCCATCTATAGTAGAGTTAGTAGTCACTGCACCTGTAAATGCTCCACCCGACTTAGGCATTGCATTAGTTGCTAATACACCATCCGCTGCTACATCACGTCCATCAAAAGTACTATTAGTAGTAATGGCACCTGTCATTGCTCCGCCAGCTAAAGATAGCTTGCTTGCAAGGGCTGCATTGGCTGCATTAGTACCTGCATTAGCAGATGATGTTGCTGAGTTAGCTGAGGCTGTAGCTGAGTTGGCTGAGGCTGTAGCTGAGTTAGCACTAGCAGTAGCTGAGTTAGCACTAGCAGTAGCTGATGTACTGGCTTGGCTTGCCTTGGTAGTTGCAGTATTAGCACCTGATGTAGCCGTGGCTTCGGGATTTTCCCAAGCTGAACCATTATAGAACTTGGTGTTATTAATACTACTGTTAAAATATATGGCACCTGTTAACAAAGAATTACCATCGTTATCTACTGAAGGGTCTGAGGACTTAGTACCTAAATACCTGTCATCAAAAGTGTCATACAATGTTACAATAGCGGCTCGGTCAGCTGCTGTTGCAACCCTATCAGCACCTGTCTGAACTTTATCCGCTTCAGCAAGTACTACGTCTGCATGAGTTAATACTACGTCTGCATTTGTTAATGCTAGATCTGTTGCAGCATCGTCCTCACTTGACTGAGCAGCTGTAGCACTAGCAGCAGCAGCATTTTTAGATACTAAAGCTGCGGCCTGAGCAGCTACCGCTGCTGTTTTTGCAACAATGGCTGCTTCTAAATTTGTATTAATTAATACTAAGTTATCATTAGTATCACGAGCAAAGGCACCACCTAAGGCTAATCCATCTGCATTACTAGGCATAAAATTCCCCTTAAATTAGTCGTGTTGAGAACACAGAACGTAGATTGGCCCCTCGGGACAAACGTTGTTTCTCTTCATCGTTTAGTGACTTTATTTCTGCATCAAATAATTTCATATAATTGTCAGCACCCGCCAAATCAGACAAATATATACATGCATATTTTAGTGTTCCAAATAAGAAAGCTTTCTCATTGTCATCACGCATCCAGTTATAAATTTCTGAGCTAGTTCCACTTGTTAATGCATCTAATGCATATAGACGTCGATAGTAAAATATCTCATAAACTTCGTTTACTAATACAGCTGGAAATACCTTAAAAGCTGTACCTTTACGTGCAAAATAACGACGGCTAGGCTTTGCTACAGTAACGTCATCAAACACAGACAACTCTACTTTGTCGTTATATATGTCAAATGTAGTAGTTGTTTTTACTTTGGCCAGACGAATAAGCTCTGTGAAGTTACCAGGTATAGGTAGTTCATTGGCTAGTGCATTAGCCGCTGAAATAGTAATATCTATCTTTGTTTCTAATGGAGGTATACGCAATGCCCGATAAGCATCATCAGCTGCCTTTTGCATAAAAGAACCAATTAGATTATTTGATACTACATCATCATCTCGGTTTAACCATACTCTTACATCGTCAATTAAGTTAATTAGCCCGGGGTGAGCTACCTTGTAGGCTGCATAAGTAGAATGAGAGTTATTAGGTATTGATAAAGCCATTAGCTTCTCCTTAAGTATTCAAGAGAAGTTTTGGATACTCACTCTTAAGTATTTGTCTAAGTTTACGGCCATTGGCCGGGTGGTGCATAAAATCCGGAGCATGTAAATCAAGCCCGTGATTTGTTAGAATTTCTATTGCAACAATATCTGGTATTGTAGCTACCTTTCGGTAATTCTTAGATTTACCATTTGAATCTTGGTATTCCCTGTCTAGGGCAGTTTGTTTTAGTACACCAGTAATATCTTGAGATACCTGTGTTTTAAAAGAACTTCCATCAAATATAATCTTATCTGTAAGACTCATCTTCATCTCCAAATTAAAAAAGCCCTGAAGGTAAAACTTAATTTACCCACAGGGCTATAATTAAGTAGTTTTACTTAATTAGACCAACAATAACGCCAGAACCTTTAGGGTTACGACATTCTAAAGCGCACTCTTCAACCATAAGGCCGACAGTAGAGTCACCTTGCTGACCTACGTCTACTTCTTGCATAGAACGTAAGCTAGATACATTCCACCACATTGGATCATAGATCAAAGCAGTAGAATCGGCAGGTGCAAACTGCTGTGCAGCGCTGTCTCCAGATACTCGCTTAGGGTCTAAGCCCATCAAGTAGTTAGGTACAACCATGATGTCACCGAAGTCAGACATGTATAGCTCTACTGATTGACGTAATGATCCGTCATCAACAGAACGACGAGCGTTACCAACAGACCCAGCGCCAGTAGAAGCAGTTGCTCCAGCAGCTTGTGCCTTAGCAGAGAACTCACGACGAAGAGAAGGAGATACCATTAGCTTAGTAGCTTTACCACCAGCTTCATAGATCTTCTGCATAGTTTCGTCAACTTGAGATAACTCAAGCTTACCGAAAACAACAGCGTTAGTACCACTAGCAGCTGCAGGAAGTACAGTAGCTGCGCCAACAGCAGAGATAGTACCATCAGCATCACCAGATCCAGCGACAGTTGCAGCACTAGTAATGTTACCTGCGCCTACAAATGACAAGTAGCCAGCTGTACGACGGATAGCACCACCAGAGTTAGCACCTGCATCAGTACCAGCAGCAGTAGAACCACCAATGTAACTAGTTGCATGGATGTCAAAGTCACGACGCATTTCTGTGCCACGCTTCTTCAACTGATAAGAATACTCATCAGCAACACCAGCTTGGTCTACAGCACGCTTGGTGCCAGAAACTTTAAGTTGCTTGGAGTTGATTTGAGTGTAGTTACCCAAACGAGCACGTGCATCTGGATTCTGAAAAGTAGAACCGATGTCAGTTCCTTCAGCAACAGTAGACTGTCGAACAGTATCTAGCTCGTCAGTGTTCCATTCGTGAAAGATTGCAGTTGCTTTGTTAGTACCGATTGAAGAAGTAAACGGAGTCTCATCACGAGTAATCATCGAGATAAAGTTCGCCAAGTCTTCCTTTTCGGTAGTAGCGGCAGAGTTCTTGCCCTTAGGGCCTGTAGAAGTATAATTAGCCATTTTGCTATTTTCCTATTAGATATTAAAATTTAACTTAACGACCGCTGAGTAAAGAATTATGCGCAGTTTATATATCTTGGTAAGAAGCCTTAGCTTCCATCTCCATATATATGATTCACATCCATCTACGTTGCAGAGTTGAGAACAGCCTCTGGTCAAATTACTGTTCTCTCTTCTGTAATTACTTTTGTGGTAGGGGGTTTTAACCGCCATCTCGTAATTAAGTTTATAGTGTTAAAGAGTAACTCTCTCTATGCTTCCTTTTTAGGGCGACCTACACCCCGAGGCACTTCAGCTTTTACACCTTGTACCTCTTCTTTTAGTTGCAATAATAACAGATTTACATAGTAAAGCTGCGGTGCAATAGTTCGAGCACGTCCTTCGTTATAGGTAATTTCCCTCAATAGGGGTGCTCTTTGGCGCTCTAGAATTTCTATAGCTTTATTTAGCTGTTCAATCATTATCGCTCTCCCAGTGATCTAGCCGCTAGGGAACGTAAAAAGTCCTTTTCCTCATTAGCATCACCATTTCCTGATAATACTTTGTTGCGATTAGATAACTTCTTTGTTTGGTTTTTCTGAAGCGCACTTTGCCCTTTCTTTGGTGGAGCTTTTTTGGTCGAAACCTTGGCTCTTTTCTTAGCACCAGTGGACACATTAGTTTTCATACGTCTATAACCATCTACAAATTTAATGATTGCGGGGTCTGTAACCACATTTAATAGTGACTCAGGTAACCCTTCTTCTAGAGCAAACGCTCTTACGGCAACAGCCACATCTTCAGACCAGTCTTCGATATGCTCATGGATAGTAGCATTAAAATGCTCTACACCTTTTGCTAACATTTCTTGGTCTATACCAGCCTGCTTTGCTTGAGCGTTAGACGTAATAGTCTCACGTTGCTTGCGTGCATTCCAGTATTGTTCTTGGGCTTCACCTAATTTGTCTTTAAGTTCGGAAGCAGCATATGTATCACCATCATCACGAGCAGTTTCCCGCTCTTTCTCAATAGATACATACTGCCCTTCCCAGTACTTCTCATTAGCCATTAGCTGCTCAGATGCTGCTGTGGCTAACGCAGATATTTCTTGGTTGTAAGTCGCCTTCTCGGATTCAAACTTTTTACGATCTTCTCCGAATTCTCGGCCCTTGGCACCTAGAGATTGTTCAGTACTGTAACCTTTAATAACATCACTAACGGATACTATATGTTCTTCTCCGTTAATTTTTACATTTACTAGCAGATTATCTAGATCATATTCAGTAGGATCTAGAATATCCCCTACGGGGTCATCTACAGGATCGTCTGCATCATCCTCATCAGAGGCTTCTTCATCATCTTCTTCGTAGTCTTCATCGACAATATCATCGTTTTCGACTTCTGCATCATCTAATTCCTCGGAATCATCGGTGCTAGCATCTTCTGTGTCCTCATCTAATTCAGGTACACCATCTGCTGCTTGGTTCATAAATTCACTGGACTGCATTACTTTTTCAAAAGCTGCATCTTCCAGACTAGCGCCATCCGAAGGGGTAGGGTCTAAAATAATAGCCATTAAACTTCTCCATCAGAGTCATCGGACTCTTTGTGTTTCATATCATCCATCACAGGTACGTTTTTACCATACATTTCTTGCCTAACCAGCTGTTCCTTCACGGAACCCAAAGCCATAGCACAAGAGTATAAAAACTCACGAGTTTTAGTTTCATGTGGTTCTGTTTTTAGCCATTGATTAAAATAATCGACTAAAATCTCACCATAGGAGGACATAAAGAATTCATCTAACACTCTAGATGTAAACTCTGCCTCCACATGGGCATTACGTGCCAACACATCAGGGTGAATCTTATGACTACCATGATTTGCTGTATTAGCTAAACGTCTTTTAGCTACTTCTTCATATTCCTTACGCATTTTAAAATACCTTTATTGCGGAGGTCCACTTTGCATCATCTTCTGTATGACTTGCAAAGCTTGTTCAGGCTCAATGCCCATTTTGCGAACAGCGTCATCTAAAACGCCACCGCCTTCTTGAGGAATCCCCATGCCACTTATTAGTTGCATAGCCTTCTGAATAGTTTGATTCATGTCAGGCATTTTAGGTGGTTCAACCTCATTCTTTAGAGCTTCTTGACGAAGCTTTTCCCACTCTTGTTGGTGCCTATCCATTGCTACAGCTAATTGTTTAGTATTATCCTGTATAGCATTACTTGCCTGTACATTAGTATAATTAACATTAGCTTTGGCTAGGTCCATCTGAGTCTTTTCGGCATCTGTAGCCATTTTCTTGGCTTCTTCTGCTTCCTTCTGTTTCTTTTCAGCATCACCCTTAGCTTTCTCTTTAAACTCTTCAGAATTATAATCTTGTATATAATCTAAAGGATTTTCATCTAAAGAAGATAATAGGTTATTAGCTAATACTGCTGTAACATCAGGGCGTAGAATCATTTCCTGGCCACCCTCTCGGATAAGCGGTAATAATTCAGTAGCAATCATTGTAAGCTTACTGCGCTTATTAGCATTGCTATTCTCGCCTAAGTCTACGTCTACACTCATATCCATGTGTGCAGGTAACTTATCGATGTCTACGTTTGCATATACACCAGTATAGTTAGGCGTCATGGTTTTCTTCATGTTTTTACGCATGGTAGAATAAACACCAGCTGCTAGCCGCTTAAAGCCTGTCTCAGCAAATATACGTGCAATATGCTGTATACGCTTTTGAGCAGCAGTTTGAGTCATAGCTAATTTAGTTTCAGAGTTACCTGATACATATAGCTCATCATTCAAACCCTGTGCAGCTTTAGACATACCAGTAGCTTGTTCTTTATGCACTTGTAAATGTTGCAATAAAGGTACAGTTCCAGTACTAATAGTCTCAGGTTGCAACATAGCTACAGCGCCTTGAGGAGCACCATTAGTTGCAATAATATCTTTTGGCTTCATGTTCTGCAATGCAGAGAAGTCAACGACATTGGGATCAGCTAAACGAGGACTATAGTTTGTTAAGTAAGTATTCTCAACAAAGCCCCTTAAAATAGCTGTAGATGCCAATGTAGAACTACGTGTCATATCAGCTACAGATAAACCATAAAATTCGTAAGGCACTTCAAAGGGACAGATAGACGCTAGGGCGATAGTGTCTACATCTTCCTCAAATAGTACATGGTCTCCAGCTATGATAATGTGCTTTAATTCAGCAATACCATCACCATCCCTATCTACTTTAATCCAACACTCAGTCAAGGTAACTACTTGGCTGGCTTCTAAAGTAGCATAGTCATCACTAGAACTGTGGCTATGGTAGGACTGACCTGTAACTTCTTTACGTGCAGCAATCTCTTCTGAATACTCAGTAGACCAATGCTCATCACCTAAGTCATCCCAGTCAGAAATTTCTTTAGCCATATCAGGATATTCAGACCTAATTTCACTACGGGTTAATTCTAATTCAATACCAACAAAAGTTGCATCATCTAGACTAGTTGCATCTCGACTAATACGAAAACCCTCTTGAGGAATGTTTTCAATCTTAACTCGGCTTTTATCTATCTTCTTCTTTAGACGAACATCAGTATAATAAATACCGTCAGACCTAGATGAGATAAGCAAGTCCCCTGCAATCTCAACGTCTGGTTCACCCAGTTTCTCATCCAAAGATTCTTGGCTAATTTCTTCAAATT